AACAAGTGATGCTGATCCTGGTGCGGGTAAAATTGCTTTTAATAATGGAACGCTTTCAAGTGTATCGGTTTTATTTATAGACGATGCAGATGATGCAGGAGCAAATATAACTTCTTTTGTACAATCTTTTGATGATGTTACGAATGCAGTAGCTAGAGGTATTATTACAATTACAAAAGAATCAACCCCAGCAACCTATGCCACTTTTAAGGTAACGGGAGCTATAACCGATGCTAGTGGATACACCAAGGTAGCTGTGACGCATTTGACAAGTTCAGGTTCTTTTTCAAATAATGATGGCGTAAGTGTTCATTTTTCTTATTCAGGTGCAGATGGTGCAGATGGTTCTGGAAGTATGGAAAACTTTACTCTTGCTGGAAGTAGTGGATCGAATCAGACCATCACAAATGGCAACACAGTAACAATCGCAGCAGGAGAAGGAATTACCACCACGGGTGGAGCCACGGATACCATTACGATAGCTGGAGAAGATGCAACTTCAAGCAATAAAGGAATTGCTAGTTTTGACTCTGGGGATTTTGATGTAAGTAGTGGAGCAGTTAGTTTTAAAGATGGAGGAGTTACGGGGGCAAAATTAAATGCAGATACGATTTCAGCTCAAACAGAATTGTCAAGCACTCCTGCGGATACAGACCAATTTTTGGTAAGTGATGCAGGAGTTTTAAAAAGAGTTGATTATAGTTTAATCAAAGGGGGTGGGGCATATGAGCTGTTGGGTACGACAACAGTCTCTTCAGCAACAGCATCTGTTACTTTTAATAATACCTATATTAACTCTACCTATGATTATTATGAATTATTTTTCTCAGCAAGACCAAGTAATGATAATGTAAATGCTTATTTTCGTTTTCTTAATAACAGCAATACTCAATTAAATAGTGGTCAATATGATTATGTTGTACATGATGGTAATGGTGGAAGTGCTGGTTCTGCTAATGGAGGTAATGAAATGGGAGATGCTGGTACAAGTGTAGGTAGTGCAAGTGGTGAAGGTGTTTCTGGAAGGGCTTATTTTGGAAATGTAAATGACACAACTCTACCTTGTTTTTTTAGAAGTGAAGGTCGCTGTCATCAAAATACTGGAAATCATGTTGCTAATATTATAACTGCTGGTTTAAATGAAGGTAATGCAAGTACATTAGTTGGTGGAATAATTTTTCAGTTTTCAAGTGGCAATATAGCATCTGGCACTTTTCGTTTATATGGAGTAGTAAAATAAGGAGATAAATTATGGCAACACTTTATAAAATGGTTAATGGTGAAAGAATAGAACTTTCAGCAGAAGAAACCAAGGCTCGTGAGGCAGAAGAAAAGGCATGGACTGATTCAGCCTATGATAGAAAAATGATAATCATCAGAGCTAAAAGAGATGGGTTGCTTGATAAATCAGATTGGACAGACTTGCCTAATTGTCCTTTGACAGATGCAAAAAAAACAGAGTGGCAAACGTATCGCACAAAATTACGAGATATAACAAAAGATGTAACAACGATTGATGAAGCAAACGCAATTACTTTCCCAACAAAACCAACAACTTAGAAAGGAGTTCTTATGCCAGGACATTATGGAAAAAAAAAGAAAATGACTGATAAAAAAAAGAAGAAAAAATAATGCGACACAAAAGAACATTGATGCGTAAGTTTGATCCTGTGCCTAAAACTAAGGGTGGTGTTCCAAAAAAATATGTATCGGGAGCTAAGAATCCAAAGGCAAGGGAAGCAGAAATAAAAAGAACTGCTAAACTTTATAGGCAAGGCAAACTGACACCAGCAATGAT